CACCGGGCCAGCCCGCCCGTCGTCGTCGAACTCAAGCGGCGACTCGTCACCGAGCACCTGCGCGTTTTTGACCGCCACCTCGCCGCCGCTGTCGTGGCGTAGGTATCGCATGCGTTCTCACCTTTCCTTAGGGAGTTATCTCGATGTTTGCGGTATTTTGCGTCGCCACGAAGTCGACGCGGGTGTCGATCTGCCAGACGTCCTGCTCTTTTTCCTCCTCGCGGTACTGCGTGACGTCCAGCGCACGCCGGGTGGACTCCCATCCGAAGTTCGTCGGATCGACGAGGTAGGCCTCGTCGTCGGCGAAGTTGCCGGTGTTTTCGAGGAACACCGGGATGTCTCCGACGACACCGAGGAACGCCTCGGCTCCCACGAGGTTGCCACCGGGCAGCACGCCCATCTCAAGGACCATGTCGCCAAGCTCGCTCGCCTGCGTGAACTGGTCCATCGTCAGGAAGTCACTCATCGCCCCACCGCCGGCGATGAGTCGCAGTTCGCTCAGGTCGAGTTCATCCTGGAACGCCTGCTCGCGAGCCGGCACGATATCGGCGGCGTACTCGAAGGTCCCGTCGCCGTCCCCGATCGGGCCGCTGGAACTCGTGTTCCCCGAGAGCACGTTGTACGCGACCGTGTCGACACGGCCCTCTTCAGCCCGGACCAGGTCTTCTTCCTGGTCCATCGTAATCGGGATGACGCTGTCCTCAACGTCCTCATCGGGGATTGCAATCTCGAGGCCGTACTTGGTGTGAGCTGCCGAGACGGAGTCGTAGCTCTTTGTCGCACGGGGGTACTCGCTTCCAGGCGGGACCTCCGCGACATCGCCCTCGAAGTCGCCGTCGCTGACGGGGAACTCGACGGCATTGCTGTCATTGCTGGTCGCGTCGTACTCGCGGAACGCGGACCGAGCCTGGTACTTCTTGTTTCGAATCTTTTCGACAACCGCACGAACGTCGTCGTCGCTGATGATGTCAGATGCAGTCTGTGCCATGTCAGATTACCTCACAGGAGCACCCACGCAAAGCCAGCAGGAGCGGTCTGACCGCGCCACGCGCCGCCGGCGTCCGAGAGGGCGTGGGCAGGGCCTCCCGCACTCGTTTCGAACTCGCCGACCGTGCCGTTCGTCGCGTTCCCAACGTCAAGATCGTCGCCAGCCACGACGGAGCCCTCAGCGGCCGCCACGCACGGCCCCGACGTGTGGATCGGCGCGACACCATTGTCGTCAGTAGCGCGGCCACGGGCGCGGACGCCGAGAAGTGCGTGGCCGGAATCGCCGTCCGCGGGTTCGGCGTCGCCGGCGTCGATTGCAGTGACGTCGCCGGGCGCCGTGGTATCGTCAGCGTCGTCGTACCCGATGGTCTCAGTGCTCGAGCCGCCTGCCTGTCCTTCGTTAGTTGCCATTTAGAGCACCTCCAGGGCAGCCTCGTAATCGTCGGCGTCGGCCAGATCGGCCGCCTCCTCTCGGAGTGCCTCGATCCGGCTTTCGGGGAGGGCGGTCCCGACCGTCGAGAGCTTCTCGTCGATCGCTTCGATGCGCTCGACATCCTCATCGCTCGGGCCGGCGTCGTCGTCGCTCCCAGACGTCGGAGCGCCGCCGGATTCCGGCGACTGCGTCAGCGCCTCCAGGTCGAGGTCGCCGTCGTCGTCCTCAAACTCCGCGGCCATCGCCTCGAAGGGCATCGCCTCGACGGCGGCCGCAGAGAGGTCGGTGCGCTCCTGAAGCGCCTCGGCCATCAGACCCTCGACGGTTGCGACGCGCTCCTGCAGCGCCTCGTGCTCGGTCGATTCGACGATGGTCGGGGCCTCGGCGGACTCCGCCTCGTCGAGCAATTCCTCATTC